GTCATTGTTGAACCACTAAAAGTGAAAACATCGAACCCTGTGTAGTCAGCCGTGTTGTTTACAAATCCGCTACCAATTCGATTGTTGTTGTTTCGGTTGTCTATTGCTTGCCAATGCAATGTTGGTTTTGCGCTTGTGCGCACATTGTTCAATTCAATTGTGGCTGAACCTTGTCGGGTGTTCGCACCTGCCATGATTTCAACATAGGTCAACCCATTGCCATTGTTGCCAATCGCGCTGGCACTTGTCCAAATGACGCCGTTCCATGAATAGTAGTAAGTAGCACCTGAGTATTGACCGCTTGCTGTACGCATACGCAACCACAGACCATCGTTTGTTGTGCTTGATCTCCAAGTGTCAATAAGAATTCGATAAGAATCAAACTCTGTTGTGAACACAGTTGATGTCAAAACATTTGCACCGAACGATGTTGATTTTGTATCTAACCATTTCAAACCGTTGTTGATCGAATAGGTGTTGAAATTGGTTGGTGTGAAACGCTCATTGAACACATAATTTCTAATAGGCATTACTGCCACCCAAACCTAGTGACACCCAAAATGCCTGATGCTGAATCCAAAATGTAGTCGTCATACAAATCACCATCAGAAAAATATACTGTCCAATCAGTAGCGTCAGGTGTCGCATTACAAGACACACCTTCAATTTTGATTCGTTTTGATGTCGCTGATGCACCAGGCAATTTGTATTCAAGCGTTGCCATGAACGCTGGTGTGATCCAAAACTGAGACATCCAACCATTGTTCAATGCTGTGCTAGCTGCCTTGTCTGTCCACGACAATTCACCTGAAATTGTGGTTGGATCAGTCAGCAGAGTCACAAAAAATTGTGCCTGATTCGCAGACAATCCAGCAGTCAAAACTGTTGATCGTGTATAGGTGCGTTTATATGTCGCAAATGGTTGTATGTATGTCGCTGTGCTTGACACATAATCGATGATCACATTGTTTGCGCTCAACGATGTGCCAGCCATGCGTTGCAAATTGTAATAGGGAATGCCTGCTGTGCCTGATCGACCAAATGTGTATTGCGATGTTTTGAAATATGAATATGGGTAGGGATAGATCGTTGCAGCATCGCTGACTAGTGAACCCATTTCGCTGTTGATCAATGTGCTGAATCTGTTTCCTATTGTTGTGTCCTCAGCGGTCGTTCCACTCACAGTTGAAACAGCAGTCAATGGTGGATCCATATATGGCGGTTGGATTCCTGACGCATTCCAAATGTCATACATTTGCTGTGTTGGTGATGTGCTTGCACCTGAACTTGCACCCAAACCATATTGCGCCAGGTTCGCTATCGCATCCATACCTGTGACTGTGCAAGTTGCTTCAGCGTCTGTGATCCCTTCATCAAATGCAATGTTGGTGACAAAAAAATAGCAGTTGGTTTGCAGTTTGATTGTTTCACCTTGAGCGATTGAACCACATTGGTTCGTGTTGTTGCGCAAAGTGATGGTGACATTTCCACCATTCCATTCATCAAAGAATGTTTGTTTGCCCAAATCCAACGACAATGAAACAACATGGCTGGTGAATGTTGTTGCACCAATCACGACTGTCCACGCAGTAGTTGCCATCAGACTATTCCTCTAGGCAGTTTGCCGTATAAACGAACATACCGTTGCAATGCCTTCACCACTTCTTGTGGATCACTTGATGTCACATTGACATTGATGATCGACGACGAACCACTAGTGCCACCACCAATCATGTTGTTCGGAATCACAGTCCCTGACGAATTAGGCACAACAATTTCAGGACCGAGTTCACCCACCATGTACGGTCGATTCGCTTGAATCGGGCCACCGCTCGCACGACCAGGCAATTTATACAAACCGCTGTCATGGAAAAAAGGTGAAACAAGATTTTTTCCTTGAACGATGTCGATTGTTGCTGTTCGTGTTTTTTCTAAATCCTCTAATTCTTTCAATACACCTGCATAGTCGCCAGCATTCAACATCGCAAGAATGTTGGTTTGTCTGTGCTCAGGAATGTCGCCAACTTTTGTGATGTAATCAGCAACATCACCATACAATCCACGAACCTTCTCTGCTGCAGCATCCATGTCCTCTTGTGTGCCTGAACCAAATGCTTTTCCAATTGCTATTTCAACTTCACCCATTGAATCTTTGATGTCTTCAATCGCTTCCTCACGCTCAAAAAGACCTAGCAAAGATTCCCATTCACCAGTCAATGCTTCAGTTGCACCAGTTACTTCATCAAGTGCGCCAGCAGCAATATCGCCTTCAATAGCAACACCAGTCAATGCGCTTGCTGTCGCATTGGTGGCATTCGTGTTGTCATTGAACGCCTGCCAGGTTGTAAATAGCACACCTGACAAATCACGCATACGAATCTGCAAGGCTTCTGCCTGTTCCTCTGTCATATTCGTTGTGTCAATGTGCAAACCCAAAGCATCATTCACATTTTCAATACCACCTTTGAATGTGTCAGCACCGTTGAATGCCACAGTTAGCACATTATTGTAATCAGCAAGCGCGCCACTCCCTGATTCGTAGTATTCACGCAAATCGTCGAGCGTGTACCCCATCATTGTCAATGTTTCCAAATACTTGCGCGTGTTCGGATCATTGGCAGCCAACCTTTGAATCGCGCTGAGGCGTATGGCTTCGTCGTTTTCTCTGATGGCATCAGTCAGCCCTTGATATGTTTCAGTTCCTTCAGATGTGCTTTGATCAAAAATTTTGGTGATCGCATACAAAGCGACAAGTGCAGCACTAGCGATTCCTGCACCCTTACCGAAACCAGTCAACGCACCTGAAGCATCAAAGAAACGATCACGCATTTTCATTGCCTGGCCAGCCATGAATGAGAACGAACCAGCAACACCAATCACACCTGTACCAACAGCAAGAATTTGACCTGCTGTTTCTTGCAGTTTCGGATCGATGTCAGCGAGTGCTTGTGACGCGCCAGTAGCTGCACCAACTACTGAACCGAACACATCGATGACACCAGCACCGATGCCTTCTTTGAGATCGCCTAACGAAATTTTGAGTTGATCAACTTTGCCTGAAAATGTTTCTGCTTCTTTTTCAGCGAACCCACCAACAGTCCCTGCAAGTGCTTCCATCGTCGCATCAAATGCTGATCCTTCAGAATCAGCATAGGAAACCTGAATGCCCATTTTTTTGAGCGCACCTTCAGAACCAGTCGCAGATTTGGCAACTGCTTTCGCTGCAGTCTCCATGTCAACACCCATTTTTTGCGACAGGTCGACAACCAACGGTGTGATTTTGTTGATCTGATCCTCAGTCAAACCAAACTGCACCAACAATGACTGCATCCCAACGATGGCATCACCATCAGCAGTCGTCACTTTCTGAATATCTTTGGCGAGTTGTTCCATGCGCCCTTGCGCACCCTCAGCGAATGTTCCTGCGTTTTCAATTGAGTTGCCTAGTTTGCGTGATTGTTGTTCTGCATCCTCAGCCTCTTTTGCGAAACTGAACAATGCACTGCCAGCGATACCAGCGAACGCCATTGCACCACCACCAAATTTGGTGAGCGATCCAGCAACCTTGTCAATCTTGTTTTCAGCCTTGCCCAATTCTTTTTCAGCGGAATTGGCTGTCTTTTCAAACGCACGAATTGCTGAATCAGCATTGGCAGAAATCAAAAACGCAAGGCGTTCAGTCATCGTCGCCATCAGTCACCACCAAACATTGATGTGGGTGCATACATCCCTGTTTCACCACTTGCGTATGTGTAAACCTGTCGACCACTACGAATCACAGTTGCAGTCGTGCGCATCACAACGGTTCGCAGTTCCTGAACAGCGCGCCCGCGTGACGATTCCAAACCACGATGGAATGGATATTTTCCTTTTGAACCAGGATGGTTGACCTGATAGCGGAAACTCCCGCGAATAGGCATTGGGGATTTGCCAGCGAACAAACCTGATGCACCAAAAGCAATATCCAATTCACGCTGGCGTATGGCCAATTTGCGGTTGGCGCGTGACATCCCTTTGCCTGTTCCACTCTTAGCGACCTTTGGTGTGATTTTGTGTTTGCTCGCACCATATTCGACGAGTCCCCAAGGACCGCGAGCGATCAACAATGATGTTGGATTGTTCACACCCTTAGTTGTGAAACCCAAAGACAGTCGTTGTGGTTGCGCGCCAGCGCGTTTTTTCAGATTGGACATTCGTTGATCTGATCCGATAGCGCGAACTAGGTTGCCTTCAATCTCATTTTTGATGATCATTGATGCAGACATCACAGCGTCTTTTTGTCCACGCTGAACTGCTGTGCCGATCTGTTTGATTTTGACCGCTAGATCAAATGATGTTCGTGTGCTGGGCATGATCAATCCCTAGTTGATAATGCGCCAACAACCTTCGCACCTGGTGCGCCATAAACAGCAGTCAATGCTGAATCTAGATCGTGCGCATCCGTAGTCGATAACAACACAACACACCATGCAGCTAGTGCCTTGACACCTGTCCAAGGGCTGACAGCAGTCCATGAATCTGCGCCAAGTAGATCAGCGACAGCGACGAGATGTGCGCCTAACACATTGTCGTCAGTCCATGTGTGGTCATCCCATTTGATTTGCCAAGAATTTTTCACGGTTCACCTTCCATTGATCGATCATCATTGCGCTGTCAAGCGCATGATAGTCAATGATCAGTTCGTGCCGTGTGTGACTGCGCCTGAAATCTGCAACGACATTGAGAATGTGACTAGATCAGCAACTGCTGAACTCACTTCATACGAGGTCACGAAACATTCGCCAGTCACTTTTGGCAAACTAGCAGTTGTTCCTGCTGGTGAGTAGTCAAATGTTGATGATGTTGCCAAACCGAGCAATGCGACAATCTGAGTGTTCAGAGTCGAATCCCATTTGCCTGACACCGTGATGGTGTCACCATTGCGCAAACCTGGTTGGAATGTTTTTGAGGTTGAACCAAAAACTGTGGTGTCCAACATATCTGTGGTGTTTGCAATACCACCGACTGAATCAACATATGCGCTGATGTCAGTCAATGTTCCTGCAGCATTGTCCAATTTGAATGATGAATTTCTTGCAGCTACGAATGCCATTTTGTTTTTCCTTTACAAACGAGCCAGTGAAACCTGGCAGGTGAATGATGGTGTTGTACCGCTTACCGTATGGATTACGCGAGCGTAACGGTTCACAGTTCCTGTTATGTTTATCACTTGCGAGGTTGTGCTTGTGATAGTTGTGAATGCTTGCAATGTTGTCCAGGTTGAACCATTAGTCGAATGCTGAATGGTGAATACTGTTGCTGGTGTTGTGCCACTAGCCGCGGTGCAATGTAGTTGAGCAATCGCACCGTTGCTAGTTGCAACGCTATTGTCAACCGTAGCCCCGTTACCGCTAGAGGTGAACGCTGTCAGATCGGTGAGACTAACCCCAACACTTGCTGGTGAACCTGCGCCGAATGACATAGAGAATCCAACCACATCAGCGACTGCGCTTGATACTTCATAGTTGATTGTTTGTGCAGGCAAAACCCAAACACTATTGCCAACAGCGAAACCTGATGGCGCAACACTCGTTGCAGTAACTGTTGAACTACCAAGGCCAGCAGTGATGTTCGCCCAAATTGAACCTGCAGCCGTATCAGTATCAAACAGTCCGTCGATGCTCAGCGTGAAATCCTCTAGACCTGGCGTGAAGGTTTTTGCTGTATCAGCCAGCGTGGTGACATCAAGCATTTCGACTGATGCGCTAGGCGTGACAGATCGCAGATAGGCGGCCAAAGCGTTTGATCCATAGATCATTGTTGTTTGATTGGAATTGATGAATGCCATTTTGTTTCCTTACGCAATCACGGTCACAGCGAAATCTACTGTGAGGAACGATAGACCATCACCACGATCCTCTGTGGCGATATTACGCGCTTCCTGCACACGCGTGTTCAACGCTGAACCACCCAATGTTGGATCGTTCTCAATCGCTGTTTTGACTGACAACGATCCTGTGCCAGCCAAATAGGTTTCAATCGATACCTGTGCAACACGATCATCAGCACGACCAACAGCCATTGTGATCACAAAATCAATTTCGTCAGAACCACGACTGAGCGTGGAATCGTACCCAACACGATTCAAACGGATCACAGCACATGGGAAATTGGGTGTGCCAGGGATGTACTCATAGACACGCAAACCGCTGATGGTTTGTAGTCGTGTGGTTAGACCAGCGCGGAGATTGGCGATGTTCGCAGGCATCAGGCAATTCCCACACGAATGTACGGTGCGACCAATGCGCGAGCGTCTAGATCAGTTCCACGAACCATGACTGCACCCATTTCACCAAACCCTGCGACACCCAACGGTGCGTCAGGTCGTTTGAACAATCTGATTGCCAACAACAATGTTGCTTCAGAAATTGGTGCAGGGACTGCTGGCCAACCGAATGTTCCTTGAACACGCACACGCGTATCAGGCACAAATGGTGTGTCGATCACAGTCAAGAATGTGAATGGGTTTCCATACACAGGTGATTCAGTTGGGATCAAATTGAAATCAATGTTGATTGTCCATGTGCCTGTGAACGAATTGTTGTTGTCGTCGTCGCTGGTGACAACCAAACCTGTTGCAGTCGCCAAATCCGATATCCGCAATTTGTATGGGTTGATCACGGTGAAATCGTATGTGCCTGCCTGCTGGTAAAAGAATCGACCACATTGCTGGTCAATCCATCGTGATGCGCGTTCAACACATTTTTCCAAACGAGTGTCATCAATGGAATCGGTGATGCGCAACGCAGATTTGATTTCTGCGAGGGTCACATACCCATTGGTGATTGCCATTGCTCACGCCTTCTTGCGTGGTTTGCGCATTGAAGCAGTTTCAACCTTGTGTTCAATGGCAGCTACTTCATCAACAACATGATCAAGTTTTTTCAATTGGTCGTCGACCTGGCGCACACGATCATTCAAACCGCGTCGCACATAACCGAGTCGTTCTCTCAATAGTGATGAAATTGATGCCATGATTTTTCCTTTGGTTGTTTGATGTGTGGTGGACTAGCGCAGGGGTACTAGCCCACCACACGATTCAACATCAGAATGTTGGTGCGACCAAACCAGTACCAGTGATCATCGAATGACCAACGGCACCGTATCGTTCCGCGCTGAATGATGCGTAACCGTAAATGACCATCAACACACCGAGTGATGCAGCATTTGGCTGATCAAAGTTGAGCGACATCGGCGCACCAGTGGTTTCCCATAGGTGTGCTTCTCCACCGTTCACACAGTAGATGACATCCTCATCAGTTCCAGTTCCAAGGTTTGTCTGAACATTGGCATCCGTGATCACAGGCAGACCGAGCAACGAATATCCGCTGTTCGCATATGCGAATGTTCCATTGCCAACACCAACTGCGTTCATTGGGCCATTCGCCAACGGAACAACCAATGGACGGTTCTGACCATCAACACCAGCGAGCAATGCAGCGAGTCGACGCGGGTGCATCAACCAATGCGTTGGTTGCATGAATGTGTTGGTTTGAACGCGCTGAATTGCGTCAGCGAGTTTCGGGTACAACTCAGCAACAGTTGGTGATGCGTCGGTGTAGGTGATCTCGTTTGCGCCACCATCGAGAACCGTATAGATACCCTTTGCCTGACCGCTTGAACCTGAACCGATGATTGCTTGTGAATCCAATGAGGTGTGCCATGCCTTGACAAGGTCACCCATCACGATTTGTTCAATGTTGGTTCCGCGCTCAAGTGACTGACGCGAAACAGTTTGCTGGCCAGCGACGGTGATCACAGGAATCGTCAACAGCGTGTCATCCATGTTGGTTTCAGAAACAGCAGAGTTTTCAGATGCTTGAACTGCAGCACTTGAACCAGTCGTGATTCGGCTGATGTTGAGTGACATACCTTCAAGGGGCAACGGGTGTGGCGTGGTTGCGCTGTCCAAGAATGGGCGACCAGCGCGAGCCTTCGGCGCAACGAGATCGACCAGGTATTGCGGAACAACTAGACCAGCGAATGCACCTGTGCCAACAGCACGA